ACATTCCATTAATGCAATACTGAACTGGCTTACCTGAGTTGTATCAATTAGTGCATCTCTGTTTGAGTTAACGGAACCGGTAACAACATAACCTGACCTGTCAGACCAGCCGGGACCATTCCATGTCTGAACAGATGACAGACCACCAAGGCGAATACCTGTAATAAACCTTGAGTTACATTCTGCCTGCGTATATGCGCCAACATCTCTCGCTGATGGCTTGCGGGTTGTGGTGTAAAACTCTGACCAGTCAGCCTCAAATCCATAACCATCACGCGCTGAACGATAAAAAATACCGCCGTTCTTATAATTCACACGGAACTGTACGGCAGGGCAACTCCCCGTATTCATATTGAAGTGGAGTATTAATGCTGTTGCGCCTTTGATATCTGCATCATAAACACCGCTATTCCAGTTCCAGCCAACAGCTTTATCATTTGCAACCCTGCTTCCTGTTTGCCCTAAAGCAAATGCAGGCTGCTGGTTTTTCGTGTTGTAGTCTCGTCGCCAGCCAGGAGCGTAAGCATCACCATGATTAATATAAGTGAATTGAGCGTTAGTAATTCCGCCACCGCTGGACGTGCTCGGCGTGGTAACGCGTATGGTCATTGCGCCGCGAGTGCCAATAACTTCCACCACAGCACCTGCAAGACAAATATTTCCGCAACCTGTATCTGTAATGACCTTATTATTTGCATAAGCCCATGAGCCTTTGCACATCCAGTAAGGATGGTTAAATGCTCCCTGACTCTCCAGCCACGAAATAAATTGCGCGGTTGTCCAGACCTGACTATCGCCACCAATATTCAGCCATGAGCTATATGCGCGGCAGGCACCAATATTTTTGGTGAAGGTATCTTTCCCCGGAATATCTGCGCCGTTCTGGTTTTTCTGTAATGCGCCAGAAGCCTGATTTACCGTTTCCTGTAAACCGAGGTTTTAGATAATGGCCGTTTCCGGCCTGCATGGCATGATTTGCGCTTTTGGACGGGAGATTCAGCGTGCTGATTGGCTATGTAAGGGTATCAACAAATGACCAGAATACAGACCTGCAACGAAACGCTCTTGTTTGTGCAGGATGTGAACAAATATTTGAAGATAAATTAAGCGGGACAAAGACAGACCGACCGGGATTAAAACGCGCTTTAAAGCGCCTTCAAAAAGGTGACACGCTGGTTGTCTGGAAACTGGATCGCCTCGGGCGAAGCATGAAACATCTGATTTCTCTCGTCGGGGAACTACGGGAGCGAGGAATTAATTTTCGCAGTCTGACCGACAGCATAGATACATCTTCTCCAATGGGGCGTTTTTCTTCCACGTGATGGGTGCCCTGGCTGAAATGGAACGTGAATTAATTGTTGAACGTACACTGGCCGGACTGGCGGCAGCACGCGCACGGGGGCGCACAGGCGGACGTCGACCGAAGCTGACAAAAGAACAGCATGAGCAAATAGCAAGGCTGATCAAAAACGGGCACGACAGAAAACAACTGGCAATAATTTACGGCATTGGTATATCGACGATTTATCGTTACCACCCCGCAGGAGAATCAATCGGAACAATAGAGAAGAGTCAGGAAACAAAATAACCGCTAATCTGACCATTAGCGGTTTTTGTGTTAAATCAGAACAACCCTTTAACTGAACTGGCCGCGCTGTTAAGGGATGATGTTACCTTATCTTTGAAGCCGGACAGCATATCGCTGAACGATGAGGATTGCAGGCGCTCCCGCAAATCCTCATCACAGCGTTCAAGAGTCAGTGAAAATTCTATCTTTTTCGCCTTACCGTAGCGATCAAACTCGGAGCGGGTCGTATTCGTTTCGGTCAGGACATACATGCCGTAAATCTGCCCGACGCCATCAATCAGAGGCCAGGGTCGTCCTGTATACGCCTGCGTGGTCAGCAGCGACAGCGACACTTCGCCACCTGTAATTTCAGGATAAAGCACACCAGAAAGAACGATGCGCTCATCACCTGCACCGATATACTGCCAGCTTGCCGAACGGTTAACGCGTTCATTTTTCACATGCCGCCAGCTTTTGTTTTGCTGTAACTGCTGATGCGGCAATGTACGCAGCTCAAAAACAAACATGCCGTAGATCATCATCATGGCCATGACTCCTCAATCTTTATCGTAAAAACTGCCACGCCCGGCACGGCCGCGCCGTTCCATTTCTGCCCTGACCATTTCACCGACCAGTTTCGCCAGTTCGCGGGGATTCTGCGTAACAACGTTATGCAGATGAACATGAATTTCACCACCAAATCCGGAGGCAACAGGCTCCCGGTTACGGGAAGTTACAGGAACTGATGCCACTGGAGAGCGTATGGCCTCCGCCACCGGGCGGGAGCTGGCCGCAACAACAGGGACCAGCGCCGGAGGCAGCGGAGCCGGGACCACGGGTGTGATATTAATTGCGGGGGCAGGCTTACTGACCTGCGCAATCTTCCGCTCCTGCCACTCCCCACGAACAGCAAGTGCGCGGGGCAGGTTCTTAAAGACAATATCGCCGGGGCCAATGCGTTTTTTCGTCTCATCAACCAGCTTACCTGTGTTATCAGCAATTTTGCTGAGTCTGCGTAGCGTCCCGGTATTGCTGTCTGTGAGCGGTTTGTTGTCTTTGGGTTTATCACCTCCGGTGCCATTGCCATTTTCCACAGGCTTCGGCGGATTGATTTTCGCCAGGTCCCCCTGAAGCAAGGCAACCTTGTCCTGAAGAATGGCCGCACGCTGTGCGTCTTCGATTTTCTTGCGCGCCCTTTCCGCTTCATCCGGAAGGACGCCAAGTTTTTCAAGTATCCACGCCAGCGTATCCAGTAGCATTTTTGCAGGTGTCAGAACAAGTTGTAACGCACCGCCAAGAACGTTACCGAATATCTCGCCAGCACTGGCACATTTATCCAGCGTTTCCTTGCTGGACTCCATCGGTGACAGCAGCGATTTAAACCAGTTAAAGACCTGAATAATCCCATCGCGCACGACATCAAAAACAGGGCCAAACCGTTCAAAGGTTTCGCGCAACGGGGTCAGCCTTTCCATAATCCCGCTGAACACCCCGGCAAAAAATGCCCTGATGGGATCCCAGTATTTCCAGATAAGAACGGCAGCTCCGGCAAGCGCAGCCACGATAAGACTAACCGGACTGAACAGCGCCCCGATAGCGCCACCAAGTAAAGAAACGGAACCCGTCACCATTCCCCATAATGCAGGCAGAACCCTGACAACATTCATTGATTCGGTCAGGAGAGAAAACCGAGACGCAACGTAGCCAGCTTCCCGTGAAGCACCCCAATAACCAGAGACAACGAACCAACCGTTGCTGTTGTCGCCAGCAGTGCGCCTCCCGCTATCAGTAACTGGCGCGTCAGTGCCGGGTGGGCCTGCGCCAGCGCCGTCACCTTTGAGACAACCCGCGTGAGCCACTGCGTGACAGAACGCAGCGGACCGTCAACCAGATCACTGATGCGAATACGCAGACCTTCCCATGCACTGCCGAGTGATTTCAGGTTGCCATCAAGGTTATTGGCCATAACCTTTGCCGTGCGTTCTGCCTCACCGCGCGCGCCTTCAAGTTCTTTTCTCAGTTTGGCTAAGAAGCCGTCACCTGCCGCATCAACGAGGCCCATAAATGATGTGAAAGCCTCTTCTCCGGCAATGTCCTTAAAGAACGATACCCGGTCAACCTCCCCGTATTTGCGGGTGGCTTTATAGAGATCGGCCAGCACATTCTCCATCGGGCGCATTTTGCCTTTGGCGTCAGCAACTGACACCCCCAGCTCTTTCAGTGCTTCTGCCGCTGCCTTTGGCGGTGATGACAGATTGGCCAGGCTTTTACGCAACGCTGTACCCGCATCACTCCCCCTGATACCCATCTTCGCCAGCACGCCCGCCATCGCTGCGGCCTGCTCCAGCGATATTCCCAGCTTACCCGCCACCGGACCTGCATATTTCATGGTTTCGCCCAGTGCGCGAAGGTCAGTGTTGGTACGGGTAAACGCTGCGGTAAGTGTGTCACCGACCCGGTCCATCTGGTCAGCAGAGAGGCCGAACTGCGTCAGGATATTGGAACCAATATCCGCCGTCTCGCCGAGGTCCATACCGCCAGCCGTTGCCATGCTCAGCACGCCGGGAAGCGCAGCCTGAATGGCCTGCGGTGTGAAACCAGCCATTGCAAGAAATGCCTGTCCACTGGCGGCATCGCCTGCGGTGAACTGCGTTTCAGAGCCAAGTTTTAACGCCTGCTCACGCAGCGCCTTAAACTGCGGGCTGTTTTTATCGATTCGCGTCAGTGCCTGAACACGGGACATCTCTTTCCCGAACCCGATAGCGGGCTGCAAAAAACGCCCGGCAGCATAGCCGCCCGCTGCCGCCGCACCTGTTGCCAGCGCACCACCTGTTTTCAGTTTTCCCGCTGTTTCCTGCGCGCGTGAATACCGCTCACGCGCCTGCGTTACACGCGCAAGCGCCCGCCGTTCGCGTTCAAGCTGGTTGTTGTATTGTCCGGTGCGTCTGATGGCCTGCTGGATGGTGTTATCGCTGCCTGTCAGGGAATGCCGTGGCGTTTCAGCTCTCCGCCAAGCTCCCGCATTTTCTGAATTTCCCGTGTGCGCGATTCATTCAGGCGTTCAAGCCGGATGCTTAACTGCTGCATCAGCTTTTGTTGTTTTTCGCTGAGCACTGTACCCGTGCGTTGTAACTGATTAAGGGCGTTAAGCTGGCGTCGTGCTTTCACGATCCCCGCATCCGCTTTACTGACAGCGTCACGGGCGCGCTCAAATGAACGCGCCTGACGCCCGAGATTTTTGATCGCCCCCTGCGTTCGCTGGATGGAGTCACCAAACTGCCCCATCAGGCGGCGGGCGTTTTCGGCAGGCCGGGTCAGCCTGTCAACGGCGCTGAAAGCGACCCGGATATCAAGAGTCTTCATTGTCTGCATTCCCGCTGCGAAGTGCCGCCCGCTCACGCCAGCTGACCACTTCGCCGGGCGTCATCATGAAGATTTCGGCGGGCGACCAGTTAAAAATAACGGCAATATCTGCCACAAAGTCTTCTATGTGCTCAAAGCACACAACCGTGATCAGGCTTCCGTCGCCTGTTCGTTCTTCCCGCCAGAGTCCGCACCGCTCAAAAAATTTACGGCAACCACACATAACTGAATAAAGTCACGGGATGCCATTTTTTTGATCGTCACTTCATCCAGTCGCGGTGATGTCACGCGTGACAGCAGCGTAAACATGGATTCCGCTTTCAGATTCAGCACATCAGACAGCGACAAATCTCGCAGAGATCCAGCCTGCTCAATAGCTCCGGTGATCTCCACATACGTGATTTTTTCGCCGCCTCGCTCAATTGGTTGGGTAAGTTTTACGCCACGCTCACTGGTTTCTTTCACAGTGTCAGCAACGACCGTGTTTTCGGTATCGATGTTTTTCGTCTCTTTCATCAGGAAACTCCTTTCAGTCAGAGGCGACGCACTGCGCCGCCTGCATATTACTTATCAGCCAAGCCCGAGCGCGGAACGGATGCGATCGGGCACAATGTCCCTGCCGTCCTTCCGGTAAATGAAGTTCAGCAGGTCAATCTCCCACAACGGGCGATCGTTAACACTCAGCTTGTAGTAGGTGTTTTTAATGGCGTAAGTGTGTGATGTGGCTTCGCCCTGTTTGGCTTCCCCCATATCAATTTCCGTCACACGTCCGCGCATTTCGACTTCATACAGGTCGCTTTCAGCGTCGGTGTAGTATTCACCCGCAAAACGCAGCAGCGTACCGTCAATCGTGCCGCCATACTTCAGGAACAACTCACGAACTGCGCCCCCATGACAAAGCTCGCATCAAGCGCGGAGTCGTCCAGGCCGAGATCAATACTTACTGCCCCCATCATGCCACCACCCCGGTAGCTGTCGGTTTTGCGCGTCAGTTTAGGCAGAGTGACGGACGTCACCTTACCCACTTCGTTTTCACCATCCACAAACAGCGTAAAAAACGAAGATTTTTTGGTACAGCCATCAGACACCTCCCAGCACCGCAAATGCGGGACCAAAGAATTCATCAGTAAACGTCTGGTAAAGCTCCATATCTTCCAGTGGCGGAACGGGCGTATATTTGTAGCGAATACGCACGCGCCCCTGACGTAAATCCGTGGTGCCGTTATCCACCACGTCATACCAGCACGACGCCCCAATCAGTTTCCCGGCAGTCACCAGTGAATCCAGTTTTGCCCTGATGGCACTGATAACATCCTTCACGTTCGCAGGCGTCAGTGGACTGTCGATGGTTTCAAACTGCGCTTCCGCAATTGAATCAGCCAGCACCTGTGCGGTTCGGGTATACACCTCAAAGATGTAGGCGTTCGTTTCCGGTGTGCGGTTGCCCCAGAAGCGGAACCCGTTACGACGAATAATGGTCGTGATTTCTTTGTTGTTGAGGCTGTTGGCATCACTGTCTTCGGCCTGTAACGACCAGAACACATGCCTCGACATCCCCAGCACATTTTTAACCGGAACGTTGGACAGTGATTTGTGCCATCCCTGCTCATGGTCAATGTACGCACGAAGGCCGCACGCACAGGCAGGCGCGGGGAACGTTTCGTTTTTGCCACTTTTCGGGTTCCAGGCGATGAAGTCCGGCCATAAGAGCATCACCTCACGTTCGTTGAATTTCTGGCGGTAGGTAATCGCCTCAGCCATCGTGTTACAGCCATGACATGAGGCATACACAAACGCGCGCAGTTTACCTGCAATCACGCACAGGGATTTTGCACCGCCTCCGTGTCCAGCTCCGGCGCGGCCAGAATACGCGGACGGTATCCGATGCTTTCATCCTGCTCTGCAACAAGCAGCGCATACATCCCCGTATAGCTGCCGTCATCCTCAGAACCACCGATAACCAGTTGATCCTGCGTCTTTCCGTCTTCTTCTTTGTGTTCAGCCACGCGAACGACGATCACCTTTGTGCTCACCTGGTCTGCGATGGCCTTAAGCGCACGATAAAGCGTCCCCGTTGTCCCGCATTTTCCCAGCACGTCATTGACGCGGGTCAGCAGTGTGGGCTTGTTCAGCGGGAACAGCTTCGCGTCCGCATCATCCGCCGTTGCCACGATACCGATAACGCTGGAATCAACATCGTTAATCGCTGTTACCAGGTCGGTATTTTCCGTAACACGGGCACCATGAAAACGAGTTTCACTCATAGCTTCAGCCCCTTGTATCCGTTAAATGATTCGGCAACAATCATCACCCACCACGCGCGTAATCTCACCCCTGCGCCGTTCTCCCGCCACGGCGACAACGAAAAGCAGTAACCCCCTCCGCACGCACATGCGACCATGCCGCACAGGGAGGGAGCAGATGACCGACACCACCATGCAATTGCTCAGTCAGAGCACAGCCCCCGTGAAAATGCCGGATTTTGATATTCTCGCGGAGGGTAAAACGCTGTCCGGCGTGGCAGAGCGCCTGATGAGCCTGTCGCTGACCGACAACCGGGGATTTGAAGCGGACCAGCTCACCATCACGCTGGATGATGCGGATGGTCAGTTGCAGCTACCACCACGGGGCGCGCGCCTGACGGTTCTCATTGGCTGGAAAGGAGAACCACTGACAGAAAAAGGCACTTATATTGTTGATGAAATCGCTCACGAAGGACCGCCGGACAGGCTGACTGTTTCAGCCAGAAGCGCAGATTTTCGGGATGAATTTAACGTTAAACGTGAGGTGTCCTGGCATGATGTGACCGTTGAGCGTGTGGTATCCGCCATCGCTCACCGGTACGGTCTGAAACCGCAAATCAGCGAAATGCTGATGGATATTGAAATCGACCACGCCGACCAGACCGAAGAAAGCGACATGTCCTTCCTTACGCGCATGGCGGAAATGCTGGGCGCAATCACTACGGTAAAAAGCGGTAATCTGTTATTCATCATGCCAGGCGGTGGCGTGAACGCACAGGGCCAGCCGTTGCCCTCGTTCGCCATCACGCGCAGCAGTGGCGATCGCCATCAGTTCCGCATTGCTGACCGCGAAGCGTATACGGGGGTACGCGCTTACTGGCTTGATCTTAATTACGGGAAAAAGAAAAAAGTCAGCGTGAAACGCCGCAAACCGCCCAAGCCCAAAAAGGAGAAAAGCAGCAGCCGTGAAGGTGATTATATGGAAGGCGCGGAAGGCAATGTGTTTGTGTTACGCAAGACTTATCAGAACGAGCAGGCAGCAAGACGCGCAGCGGCGGCAAAGTGGCAGCAGCTACAACGCGGAGCCGCATCATTCTCCATCACGCTGGCGCGTGGACGTGCAGAACTCTACCCCGAAATGCATGGCACGGTAACAGGATTTAAAAGCGAGATTGATAATCAGGACTGGATCATTGCAAAAGCCGGGCACACCATTGATAACAGCGGCTTTACCACACAGCTTGAGCTTGAGGCAAAAATCCCGGAATGGATAGCAGAAACAGAGTGAGCAACTTAGAATAGCGGCAACACCACGTTAAGGGAGGTCGCTATGTTCCGTTGTCCGCTTTGTGGCGCATCTGCCCGTATCCGCACCAGTCGTCCGGAAAATGATTCAAACACCGTGCGGCAAAAGTATTACCAGTGTAACAACCTGGAATGCGGCGTATGCTTCTCAACACTGGAAGCTTTCCATAAATTCACATCAAAACACGCCTCCGGCGTTCACTCTTCAGAAGGTATCCCGTGGCATGAACTGCCAGCTTCACACAGGGGAAACAATCAGATGAGTTTGCCTTTACCTCAGAATTAACAGGCAGAATTGCCGGAGTAACAAAAAAGCGATAGATTACGTGCGGGTGCCTTTCGGCTGATGGTCGGAGGGAATACCCGAAGGCCAGATGTGGAAAGGCCCCGGAAAACATTTTTGTTTAACCGAGGCCCTAACACTTCTTACCTTCGCAAGTAGAAGGTTAGCGCCTCTCCTCTCAGGAGACAAGCGTTATGACGCAAATTCCGTTAAAAACCCTGTTACTTTGCATAACTGCGGTAGCGATAATCTGGATCCTCCACACATCACCGTGCGAGTTACGATTCAGGTTTGCTGGCACGGAAATTGCGGCATTCTTACTATGTAATAAGTAAGATAACCGCGACGGGGGAGTAATCCCCCGTCAATCGGTTGCTAAGGTTGGTCGAAGCGGCACCCTATCTCACTGGCATGAACAACAAACCCGCAGCGTAAAAACTGCGGGTTTTCTTTTTGGTTCCCTCATTCATGAGGACACCAAAAACAAAGCCCACAGCATAGAATCTGTGGGCTTTTTGCATTCAAAGATGGACGTTATATGGACACTTAAAAATAAAATCCATTTATTTTCAAATAATTAAACTTCTGCTTAAAGCGCCCGCAGGCGCTTTTTAGATTCAGAAAAATTGGGTATTAGCCAATATATTCCAGTCCGTTCATATACGGACGCAGAACTTCTGGTACTTCAATACGACCATCAGCCTGCTGATAGTTTTCCATTACTGCAACCAGCGTACGACCAACAGCCAGACCAGAACCGTTCAGGGTATGAACCAGACGGGTTTTCTTGTCCGACTTGCTGCGGCAACGTGCCTGCATACGACGTGCCTGGAAATCCCAAACGTTGGAGCAGGAAGAGATCTCACGGTAGGTGTTCTGTGCCGGGATCCATACTTCCAGGTCGTAAGTTTTGCAAGCGCCAAAGCCCATGTCACCAGTGCAAAGGATGATTTTACGGTACGGCAGGCCCAGCAACTGCAGGACTTTTTCTGCATGACCAGTCATCTCTTCCAGCGCCGCCATTGAGTCTTCTGGGCGCACGATCTGCACCATTTCAACTTTGTCGAACTGGTGCATACGGATCAGACCACGGGTGTCACGACCATATGAACCGGCTTCAGAACGGAAGCATGGGGTGTGGGCGGTCATCTTAATTGGCAGATCATCTTCATCGATGATTTCACCGCGCACCAGGTTAGTCAGCGGAACTTCTGCCGTTGGGATCAGCGCATAGTTACTGGTATCTGCTTCTTCTTCCAGCGGACGAGTATGGAACAGATCGCCAGCAAATTTCGGCAGCTGACCCGTACCGTACAGCGTGTCCTGGTTAACCAGGTACGGAACATAGTTCTCACTGTAGCCATGCTGTTCGGTATGCAGATCCAGCATAAACTGCGACAGTGCGCGGTGCATGCGAGCAATCTGCCCTTTCATTACCACAAAGCGGGAACCAGTCAGCTTAACTGCAGCTGCAAAGTCGAGGCCAGAGTGCATTTCACCCAGCGTCACGTGGTCACGAACTTCAAAGTCAAACTCACGCGGGGTACCCCAGCGGCTGACTTCAACGTTGTCATTTTCGTCTTTACCTACCGGCACTTCATCTGCAGGCAGGTTAGGGATGGTCAGCGCGATATCGCGAATTTCAGCCTGTAAAGCATCCAGCTCGGCTTTTGCTGCATCCAGCTCTTCGCCCAGTTTGTTCACTTCCAGACGTAAAGGCTCGATATCTTCCCCGCGCGCTTTCGCCTGGCCAATGGATTTCGATCGGGAGTTACGCTCCGCTTGCAGGTTTTCCGTTTTGACCTGCAATACTTTACGACGCTCTTCAAGAGCGCCCAGCTTATCTACATCCAGCTTAAAGCCCCGGCGTGCCAGTTTTTCAGCGACTGCGTCTGGCTCATTACGCAGCAGATTGGGATCGAGCAT